TACTACCATCTTTTAAGTTAAATGACTGATTAGCTCCATCAAAAGCAGAACCATCTGTATCTAATATTGTTAATAGTTTAAAGTCACCAACTGAAGTAACAACATTATACTGTGTATTACCTAAGTCATACACCTTCATGGTGTTAGCAGATGTATCAAACCATAAGTCTCCATCTGCTAATGAAGTACCATCAGGTTGATTACTAGGCTCACTACTAGCTACTTGATATCTTTGGTTAAAATCAGTTACTAAAGTTTTAGCATCAGCAACATCTGAGGGTGCTAATGTTTCTCTATGAAATGTATATGTATGTAATGTAGTAGTTGTTTCTAATAAAAGTCCTTTACCAGCTTCAATTGTATCACTGTTAGCCATACCGTTAATAGTAACAGTATTACCAGATCCAGCTCCATTAGCAATTGTTGCTACACCACTACCATTAGCTGTAAGGTTACTAGCTAGTGCCTTAACACTAACTATAGTACCAGCACCATCATTGGTATCAGGGTTAGTAGCAGGGAAGCTTGTCTCATTTGCAATTGGAACAAAACCACCTACTTCAGTTACTAGCTCTACAATTCTTTCATTGACAGCTTGAGCTGAAGGGAGTTGCACATCAGTAGCACTATTGCCAATTGTCGTGACGATGCTCTTGCCATCCAGCAAGTTAAGCTCCGCAGTAGTAGAGGTAAGAGCTGTACCGCTCGCCAAAATAGAAGCAGTACCTGACTGCATACCAGCAAGCGTTGTGAGATCCCCGTCGAGGGGTTGTGAGGTTGCTGCAATGTAAGCTTTAGTTGATTGTTGGGTTGGAACTTTAGTAGCTGAATCTGAAGAGAAATTATCTTCATCTACAACAAAACTCATAGCAGCTGTACTAGCATCGCTGTTCATTACAGCACCAGCAGCATCTACATTAGTTGCATCTGTTACATCAGCACTAGCTTCTATAGCATTTAGTTTAGAATGATCTGCATCAGTAAATACATTTGAATCAGAGGCTGCTTCTACAGCAGTTCTAATTTCTGCATTTGTTTGGTCAGCAGTAGCACTAGCTTCTATAGCATTTAACTTACTATGATCAGCATCTGTAAATACATTACTATCTGATGCTGCTTCTACAGCTGTTCTTATCTCTGCATTCGTTTGATCTGCTGTAGCTGCAGTTTCAATGCCTTCTAATTTAGTCCAATGAGCAGAGGACATAGATCCTGCTACAGAACCTGATGAAGCTACTAACTTTGAACCAGCTATAGCAGCTGTTGCACTAACATCAGCATTAACTATAGTACCATCTAATATCTTAGCACTTGTTACTGCACCATCTTTTATCTTAACTGTATTTATTGTTTGATTCTGTTCTTCTTGTAAAGCTCTTAAAACTTGTGTTTGGTTATCATTTAGATTACCAGCTTTAATAGAAGATCCTGCTTGGTATGTTGATTTAGCAGAATCTACATTTGTATCTCTATATACTCGTATTAGTACACCAGTTTTAGGTGCTCCTGATGATTCACATAGAGTTGAATTTAAACTTCCGGTGGTATTATCAAAGGTTACTGTCTTAGTACCTGATGTTGCATAGCTAGGTACAGTATAGTTATCTACTATTGTACCATTTAGTTCTACTATAACATCAGTAACAGCAAAGGTTGGAAACGTGTAATCAAACGTTTTGTCTGAACCATCCCCAGTATAATCATGAAAGGTTGTTGTTGCCATTATTTATTTATAAATTGAGAGGATGTCACGTGTTTGATCCTTCTTCCTATACTTAGCTTGCTTTCTAGTTAAAGATTCTTTCTTCAGCTCTTGTATACGAGGATCGTTCATGATAGATGCCCATGCATTACGCCTAGCTATCTGGAATATACGGTCAATTTGAAGGTTATGGTAGTAGTCCATAGAATCATACCTACCTCTATTGCCAGCATTCCTATCTTGTTCCATTATATCTAATGATTCTAAGATCTTAGGATTCTCAGCTAGTGTATTTAGTTTAGCTTCTAACTTTTGATCACCTATTGCTTTCTGAAACATTGATCTTAATCGGGGATGGTCACTAAGATCTATTCCATCGGGTGACATATATGTAGACATTCTTAAGTCATAGCCACTATCAAATAGTAGCTTTCTACCAAGACTATAGTCTAAGTTTAATGCTACAGGACTGAAAGTATTATAAGCTCTGGTTAAGAAGTCATAATCTCTAATAGGTTTACCATTAAGTAAATCATATTTAGTAGGTAATGGTTCACCAGATAAGTATTCTGATATTAAGTTTCTATTTCTAACTGATTGTATTACACCTGAGTTAATCTCTTTCATATGAGGATTAAACAGTTTACCTAAGTCATTCCTTAATCCAGCTAGTGGTACTTGATTGTTTAATATATTACCAAGTATTCTACTCTGTTGTCCAGGTTTACCAGCTACCATATCAACTAGTTGTTGTATGCCAGCAAAGTAAGACTTACTAGATATAGCCTGAGCCATAACTAAAGCTACTTTTTGTAACTGTTGTTCTGTCCACTCATCACCCATTAGTAAACTATAATCACCTATATCACCAATTGTAGATAAGATAAGGTTGAATGGTTCCATTGAATCATAACTAACCCATACACCACCTAACTTAATCTGTCTTGGTCTATAACCAGCATCTATCCATGCCTGTCTCTTCTGTCTATCTACTGGTCCATTACCTGTTAAGTTACCATTTAGGAACGCCATAGACGCCATAAACGTTACACTAGAACCTATAGCAAGACGACCATTCTGTAATGCCTTAGCATTAGCTAAATCATCTGCTGTCTTAATACCATACTGAGCAACATTCTCTAAGTTCTTTGGTGTAGCTCTAGCTATATCATTAAATTCTTTAACAAGGAAGTTGAATCCAGGTGTATGTTTAGCAGTTAATGTTAAACCATTAACACCAGTTCTAGCAAATAGGAAGAAAGGTTTAGTCCAAGGTGTAGATGCAAAGGCATCTTCTAGTTTCTTACCAAAACCTGTTAGCTCTTGAGTTAGAGAAACTTCTTTACCAGCATACTTAACACTCTCATCTACTGTATTACCATTAGCATCCCATATTTTACTTTGGAATTCATACTCATATCTTTGCATAAACTCTGGAGTTATCTCAGGAATATCATATCCTTTTGATTCTAAATCCATTAGTCTACGCATAGCTAGTTCTCTTTGTCTAGCTCTACCTAAAATATATCTAAATGAATCATCAGTAGCAGCCATTAGCTTAGTTGAATAAGTTAATAGATTACTATTATTTGCTTGTCTAGCCATATTAGCCATAGCAAACAAAGCTCTATCACCTACACTAGCTCTACCACTATCTTCATAGTATCTTCTTAGAAGTTCCCAGTTAGCATCATCTTGAGCATAGTCATAGAATCTAGTCTTAACACTAGACATATCTCCACTCCAGTAAGAATTTAATCTAGTTTTAAATAGATCAAAACTTTCTGGAATAGATTGTATCATAGCATTTAAAGAAGCTAGGCTAGCTCTCTGTGTTGCTCTGTCTCCAGACATAGTAGCACCTACAACTTGGGACATAGGTCTCATAAATGTAGCTGTACTTGTACCCATAATAGCTCTTATAGGGGTTCTAACACCACTAAGGATACTATGCACATACATCTTACCTAGTTCTGTTATTAAAGCACCAGTTCTACCAGGCTGTCTTGGGTCCATACTGCCACCCTTGATCATCTTCTTAGCCCATGAATCAAAGTCTTCTACCTGTTGAACAGTATTCATAGAAGAGAATAACTCAAATAAAGCATTCATAATAGCAGGATCTTCATCCTCTTTAGCTATCTTTAGTATGCTCATAATAGAGTCTTTAGTATCTGCCATTTCAGTGGCAAGAGTTTCTTCTATAAACTTCCTCTTATTAGTTTTACCAGCACCTAATGCTCTGAATTCAGATGACTGTAGTATTCTAGCTCTTTTAGTTTCTGTTAAGAGTGCCATTATATGATCAACAATCTTACCTGCTGGTCCATTTAGATCTCTTAAGTCAGCTATATCTGCTAGTTCTCTGCCTGATATACCATAGTCTCTTATTGTATGTAGTAAAGAACCTATTAGTAAGTCAGCTGTTATTACATTCTTAGCAGTAAAGTATTCTATTGTATCAACTAGATTATTATTCTCATCTGTTATAGGTAATTGAACTCTATTTCTAAATAGTTCTTCTGCGAATTCTTCTGGTAATAAGTCAGCTGGATCTCTACCATTTAGTATTCTCTGATATGAAGAAAGTGAATCACCCCATACTTCTGCTAAAGCTTGTCTACTACCTTTAACTGAAGCTAATTCTTTTCTAAATCCTTCATCACCGAACAGTTGTCTTAAGAGACTTTCAACAGTAGCTTCACTCATATCACCTTCTCTAGCAATACGATTCACTTCAACTGGTGTAGCTACACGGCCAACAGAACCCTCTTGAGCACCATAGTCAGTTCTTATACGTCTTTGAGCTAACATAGCATCATAAGGTACAATAGCAGAAGTATTAGTATCAGCCCAAGGATCTGTTATACCTTGATTAACAATACTAGGTTCTTCAAAAGCATTGTTTTTTCTTATGTCTTCAGCATCTATACCAGAAATATTTTTAAGTTTTTCTCTTACTAGATCTCTATCTTGTAATCTTATACTATCATTCCTTTGTTTTATCTGTTTAGCTACTTTAGTAGAACCTTTACCTATAGCTAGTATAGCTGTATCAAATACTACACCTATACCCATACCCTCAAGTATATTCTTGAGTTTCATCATTACTGGGTGATCAGTCTCTTTAGTTGTTAGAGGTGTATCAATAAAGCCATACTGGTTTCTTAAAGCTCCTAGTGCGTTATGTCCATCTGATTCTTTAGAAACTAAGTCAGTAGCTGCACCAACTATAGCAGCTCTTCTCAAGCTCATTGTAGTAGCACCTATTAACCAAGTTGGTAATGTTACTGGAGCTGTCTGTGCTACTCCATATATAGCTGCAGCCATTGTACCGAAATGTACAGTACCTCTAGCTAACTTACCCCACCATGTTTTAGTTACTATAGGATTCTCTTCATCTACAAATGGATCCCAATCTGGTCTATAACCTTCATCAGTTTTCCTTTCTCTAGCCATCTCTCCAGAGACCGCATCAATTGTGCGTTCTGGAAAGGTAGTTATAGAGGAAGCAGTATCTTGTATACCACCTGATAAAATAGATTGTGCTTCTTTTGCATATGCGTTAAACCCCCATTTCTCTGCATCTCTAGGGTCAT